AAATATAAACTTAATCAATATTACGACTGGCACACCGATGGTTGGAGCAAACCATATAATAAACCATATACTTTAAATCATGGCAAAGTAAGAAAATTATCTATGACTTGTCAATTAACAGATGGTTCAGAGTATGAGGGTGGTGAATTAGAATTTGATTTTAGAAACTATGATCCAAATATGAGAGACGAATCTAAACATATAAAAAAAATAAAACAAATACTTCCCAAAGGTTCTATTGTTGTATTTCCTTCATTTGTATGGCATAGAGTAAAACCAGTAACGAAAGGAACTAGATATTCATTAGTAATGTGGAGCCTTGGATATCCGTATAAATAATATGGAAATAATAGAATATTTTAAAACACCAATTTGGTATGAATCCAAACCAGAGTTTGTTAAGTCTTTGAATAAAGTCTCAGATAAATATATTAAAGATGCTATAAAAAGAAATAAAGATTATATTAAAAAACATGGCGATTTTGGAATGTCTCATCACTCGACGCCTTTAACTCAAGACACTAAATTTATGGATATTAGAAACTATGTTGGACACCAAGCGTGGAATTTTTTAGATAAACAAGGACATGATATGCAACAATACTCTTTAATATTTAGTGAGATGTGGGTACAAGAGTTTTCTAAAAAAGGTGGTGGTCATCATTCAGCACACGTGCATTGGAATCAACACGTATCAGGTTTTTATTTTTTAAAATGTAGTGATGAAACATCTTATCCAGTATTTCACGAACCAAGAACTGGAGCTAGAGCAACAAAACTAAAAATGAAACCCAATGATCAAATATTAGATGGTAATGATTTAATTCATTTTAAACCTAAACCAGGCACATTTATATTATTTCCAGGTTTTTTAGAACATGAGTTTTCTGTAGATCACGGTAAAGATCCATTTAGATTTATACATTTTAATCTTCAGGCGGTGCCGAAAGAAATGGCTAAAGATGAATTTTGATAAAAAAATTATAAGTGAAATAAAACAACCTTACTTTTTTTACAAAGGTAAGTTTGATAAAATTAATTCTAAATACTTTATTAAAAAAATAGATGAGGGATGTGCTTTAAAAAATAATAACTCATTTCAAACCAACGTAATTGGTGAAATGACTAGTTGGAATTATTTTAATAACGATATAGAATTTTTAAAATTTGTTTGGCAAATCTTTGATGTAGTAGATAAAGATGTTGATAGATTTAAATACGTACTACGTGATTCATGGGGACTAAAAAATGGTTTAAGTCATTATACAAAAGAACATAGCCATAGTGGAAACTATTTTTCCGGAATTATTTATATAAACAAACACCCACAAGTTTTAGAGTTTCCTGAAATAAATGAAGAACTTAAACCTGAACCAGGATCTTTTGCTTTCTTTAGTTCTTTTTTAAGACATGGTTGCAAAAGAAATCAAACAGATTCTATGAAATATGGCATAAGTTTTAACTGCGCACATACTAACGACTCATTATGAGTTTTAAAAAAAATAAATACCTAATTATAAAAAAAGTTATTGATAAAGATTTAGCTTTATTTTTAAATAATTATTTATGTGTTAAAAAACAAGTGTATGACACTTGTATAAAAGAAAAATACATATCATCTTTTGAAACCATGCTTGGTTTTTATGAAGAAAAAACACATCAAATTCCTAATACTTATTGTTGTTATTCAGATATTGCTATGGAAACTTTAATGTTAAAATGTCAACCAACTATGGAAAAGTTAACAGGTTTAAAATTATATCCTGCATATACTTATGCTAGAATATATAAAAAAGGAGATGAACTTAAAAGACATAAAGATAGGTTTAGTTGTGAAATATCAACTACTTTAAATCTTGGAGGTGATGAGTGGCCTATCTATATTGAGCCATCAGGAAATAAAAATAAAAAAGGTATAAAAGTAAATTTAAACCCTGGCGATATGTTGGTCTATAGGGGTTGCGACTTAGAACATTGGAGAGAAAAATTTAAAGGAAAAAAATGTGTGCAAGTTTTTTTACATTATAATAACAGTAAAACACCAGGAGCTAAAGATAATATTTTTGATAGACGTCCTCACATTGGTCTTCCAAGTTGGACTAAAAAACAAAATTCTTATAATAAATGATAGTAAAGATTGATAAGTTACCTACTGATTTATTTAAAAAATTAAAAAAAATTATAAAAGATAAATCAAAAGAAGCTAATCACGAGTTGATTGGAAATATAGAAGAAGAATATAATTTAGATAAACATATATCTATACTTGAACCTTTTTTATTAAAAACTATTAGAGTGGAATCTAAATTACTTAAAATAATTAATGAGAGATATGATTGTAATAGTGTCAACAAACCTTTTAGATTAAAAAATTTGTGGGTTAACTTTCAAAAAAAGAATGAGTTTAATCCTTTACATAATCACAGTGGAATATTTTCTTTTATAATATTTATTAAGGTTCCTTTTTTAATTAAAGATCAATTACAAATTAGTCCTGGTAAAAAAGCTTCACAAAATTTACCTGGTGTTCTGCAGTTTGTAGGGTTTGATCAATTTAACTCAACACTATTACAAAATTTTTTTGTAGATAAAAAGTGGGAGCAATCAATGTTAATTTTTCCAGCTTCTTATTCTCACTGCGTTTATCCTTTTTATGGTGTAAATGATTATAGAATAACAATATCAGGAAATATAAAAATAGAAGTATAATAAAAAAAGGCAGAATACCGATTGCTGCCAACATATTTATTTGATATTATACTACCAAAAGAATTAAAACCCTTATATAAAGGTATATTATGCTACAAAAATTAGGATTTCTACCAGGGTTTAACAAACAAGTAACTTCTACCGGCGCTGAATCTCAGTGGACGGGTGGTACAAATGTACGTTTTAGATATGGTACACCTGAAAAAATAGGTGGTTGGTCTCAATTAGGAGACAGTAAATTAACTGGTGCAGCTAGAGGCTTGCACCACATGGTTAATAAAGAAGGAATTAAGTACGCAGCTATTGGCACAAATAGAATTTTATATGTATATTCTGGAGGAGTATACTATGACATACATCCTTTAGTTAATCCATCAGGCACCGCTATTACAAGTGCGTTCAGCACAACTAACGGACAACCGACTGTTACTTTAACTTTTTCTTCTGCACACAATTTTCAAATAGGCGACATTATATTGTTTGGTGACCCTTCTACTTTTACAGCTATTACAGGTTCTAATTTTTCTTCTACAACTTTTTGTGATAAAAAATTTATGGTAACTTCTGTGCCAACAACTACAACTTTAGAAATAAATGCTGGTAGTAATGAAAGTGGCGCAGGTGCAACTACATCTGGAAGTATAACTTTTTTTCAATACTATCATGTAGGACCAGCTGAACAGGTTGGAGTTTTTGGTTATGGTATATCTCAATGGGGTGGTACCGTTACAAACCCACAAACAACAACTTTAAATGGTGGTTTAAACGATGATGCAAATGGAACTGGTGGGTCAGGATCTACAATTAATGTAGCAAGCACAACTGGATTTCCAAGCACCGGAACTAATTTTATACAAGTAGGCACTGAAGAAATATCTTACACAGGAATTACTTCCACAAGTTTTACTGGAATTACCCGAGCCGCTAGAGGTTCAACTAGAGCTGCTCACAGCACTGGCGCAACAGTTACTAATTTTAGTGCTTACTCAGCCTGGGGCCAAGCAGCATCAACTACAGATAAAGTTGCAGAACCTGGTATGTGGTCATTAGATAATTTAGGAAGCACACTTATTGCTTTAATATTTAATGGTGAATGTTTTGAATGGAATGCTGATGCATCTAATGCAACAGCAACAAGAGCAACTATTATATCTGGTGCACCTACAGCGTCTAGAGATATGTTAGTATCTACACCCGATCGTCACTTAGTATTTTTTGGAACAGAAACTACTATTGGAAATAAGGCCACGCAAGATGACATGTTTATAAGATTCTCGTCTCAAGAAAATATAAATGACTACACACCTACAGCTGAGAATAGTGCTGGTACACAAAGACTGGCCGCCGGATCACGGATCATGGGTGCTAAACTTGGTAGAAATGCATTATATGTTTGGAGTGACACAGCTTTATTTACTATGCGTTTTGTTGGAACTCCTTTTACTTTTGCGTTTGAACAGGTTGGTACTAACTGTGGATTAATAGGTAAGAACGCTGCTGTTGAGGTTGATGGTGCTGCTTACTGGATGTCTGATAATGGTTTCTTTAGATATACAGGTAAACTAGAATCTATGGACTGTTTAGTTGAAGACTATGTTTATGACAATTTAAACACAACATCTAATCAAATGGTTTACGCAGGTATTAATAACTTGTTTGGTGAAGTAACATGGTTTTATCCAGAAGCTGGCTCTAATGTAAATACACAATCAGTTACATATAGTTATTTAGATTCAACATCTAAACGTCC